TCAGGGTGAATTGCCATGTCACGATAACGACGGATCATCTCAAACTCATTGCGAGCTTGATTGTCCGTATCTACATACGTTCCATAATACCCACCTGCGGCAACGGCGATGGGTTCATCAGCAGAAGGAGGGACAGGGGATTGCCCCTTCTGCCCCTCCTTTCTGTTAATCTGGAAGCCAAATAACTGACTCATGATTATAATTCAAACAGTTGAGCGTTCAACTATTTATCAGACAATAACTCTGGTGGTTGCGCCATCACTCTGAGTTTCAAACGCGGAGGTTCCTTCTACGCTAGGTCCAGCGGTGAAGAAGGAATACTGCCACTCAACGGTAAACTCAGCAATCTGATCATTGCTATCATAAGCAAGATCGAGAGCTGATACGTTGGTTGGGAAGCAGTGATGTAACTTATAGGTTCTGACAGCAGAACCAGTTAGAGTTGCATCTTTCTCTAGTTGGGTAACATAGAGATCTGCCATGTATCCTTCAGCAGAAGTGCTGTTAGGAAGGAATCTTGGAGCGTTGTTTGCTTCATGAGTATTGATGAAGTTTGCCCAATCTTCGAAGATGCCACGGATTTCCATGTTTGCATCGATGAAGAATGTGGTTGTCCAGGTATCGAAGGTGCGATCACCAGCGATCTTGACTGTTCTACCACGGAAAGGAACTTCGATAACGCCTAGGTTTGAACCAGGAAGAGCAGCGGACTTGCAAAGAATATTTACAAGGTTTACTTTGTCCTGACCTACGGTTACTTCACTTGTTCCGTCGAAGTCATTTGGGAATTTGATATCAACCATAAACATGTTGGGCTTAATGCCCTGGTTGATAGTTTTGAGAAATGTGGTTACGTTTGACGTTGCCATTAGTGTTTACCTCTTGTTGTTTTTATACTATCTATCGTGATCATCTACCGATGACTTCATCAAAATTGACACCAGTCTTAGTTGCTGTAACCGTGACGGTGACATAGTTGATAGAACGTGTTGGCTTGAGATAGAGTTCAGCAACAAACTCATTTCTATCAATAACTTCTGGGGTGTTATTGCTGTTATCGCAAACAACTAGATAGTCAGTTAGACCTCTTCTTGCTTGGATTTCTCCAAGGTATGAACCGATAGCAGAAACAAAATTGGAACGAGTAACAGCATCGTTCTGTTCAAAGAGAACGCCTTCAGCAAGACCCTTAACTCTCTTCTCAACATTGAGGAAGAGACGACGAACATTGATACGATCAAATGCGCTAGGTGAAGCAAGAGCAGTCTTGTCTCCAAATAGAACAGCACCAGTTCCAGGGAATGAAACGATAGGGTTAATTCTTGCGGTGTAAAGGTCGTCTCTATGTGCCTTGTTAGGATTGAAAGCGAGCTTCACAACATTCTGAATACCACCACGGTTTAGACCTGCTGGTGAGAACCAGTCGTCTTGTGATGCAGAAGTTGAAACACAAACACCAGCAACATCGCCGTTGCAACCGATGTAACGATACTTATCGTTGAAACGATCGTAGGTATACTTGATACCGCTATCTAGAACAACATAGGAACTAGTAGCAATGTTATCGTGGAATGCGATAGTGTTTGCAAGTTGTTGAGCAGGAGTTAGAGCAGCTCCACCAGATGTAGCAATTTGAGCACCGCTCCATGGTGAGATGAATGCGATACAATCCTTTCTGCTATTAGCAACAGCAGCAACTGCTTGTGCCTTAGCGATTGTATCGGTCTCGTTAGCAGCATCGCCACCCATGAGAACAAAGTCAACAGTGGTCTGTTCGGTGTCTAGGAACTCGTCATACGCTGCTTGGATTTCGCCAGCAGTATATGCGTAGTCATCAACACCACCCGTTAGAGCGCCACCTGCGGTAGGAAGAACTCTTGCTAGAGCAAGAGGAGCAGCAGAAGTAGCACCATAAGATGCTGCAGCAGCACCAGGATCTTCGCCAACTGTTGTTACTTCAGCAGAGCCAAGAGCAGCGCCAGCATAAACATAACCTGAATACTCGTTAACATAATCCTTCCAATATGTGGAAGCGCCTTCTGTTGACTTACCATCGGTTAGTTTGGAAAGATAAGTAAATCTTTCAACAATTGTGTTGCTGCTTTCATCAACAACAGCGACATGAACTTCGTCGTATGAAAGATAACGCTCAGATGCGAAAGTGGAGGTGCCAGGACGAGGACCAATATCCTTATAAGTTAACCCAGTTGAACCGATTGTTTGTGCGTTGTAGCTCCAAGCAGATGCGGTGTCACCAGCAGCAGGTGTTGGTGTGGTTGTTCCAACAACATGTAGAGTTGTTGTAGTTGGGGCAGCATATACTTCATATGATACAGCAGCATCATCGGTGTATGTACCACCAGCAACTAGACCATGAGCAGATGCTGTTGTGATAACCCAGTCAGCACCACGATCAACGATTACAACGCGAAGGTTGTTACCATCAGCACCAGCGTAGCGAGCAGCAAACTTCTCTGAAGTTACGCCAGCATCGAAATCTTCTTTGCTGCCAATTAGAACGCCAGATCCAGATGCGGTTGCGTTTAGAACTCCAGTAGCAGCACGAACAACTGCTAGTCTTCCGCCATAGCGGAGGAACTCGGAAGCAACCAACCAGTCACCAGCATTTGCCTCAGCTGGTGTTCCGAACGTATCGATTAGTTCTCTTTCAGAACCGATATTTACAATTTTGCCTACTGGTCCAGTGCGGAATGAAGAAGCAATTGCACCACGAATAGCGGTAGCTCCTACAATTACAGCATTGGAAAAATCACGTTCCCTAACAATAACACCAGGCGAGACTTGACTTGCCATTTTTGTACCTCTTAGATATCAAATTTATCTAAATCTATTTAGATTTTTGATTGCTTCAGAGGTGGTGAACAATGCATGAACTACCAGTCTGGATATCCCCAATCCGTGAATGGGTCACGCTTCTTCCTACTATCTATTACTCTTTTTACAGTACACTCCTTACATTCGTAAGCATATGCTGACGGGTGACCTTTCTTGCTTTTTCTTGTCAGATAAAATTCAGAGATCAGGTCTTTCTTCTCTCCACAGGATCTACAAATTCTTTCTCTGAAGAGAAGATGTTCCAGACTAAACTGATCTCCAATATCCATTAGAAGTTCCACATATAACTTACTTCTTCTTGCTTATCTCCATACTCCCATAAGTTTCCATCGCCATCAATATAGGTATCATCCCCCAACCCGTCATCTATAAAACCAAAGGGAGCCATATCTTGTTCAATTTGATTACGCTGCTCTTCATAGATCCTTCTCCTGACATCTTGATCTGTCATCTCCTTGAAGTATTCTTGCATGACTAACCATGCGAAAAGAACCATACACATCACAAGGTCATCGTGGTATCCTTCATCTGCTTCCCATGCTTGTTTCTTCTGAACGAATGTGGTAAGCTCTTGGAAGATTTGGAAGTCGTTGAAGATTAGTTTGTCCTCTTCAATAATTGCTTTGAGGTTAGCGCAACCAATCTTCTTGACGGTCACACTCATCTTGACACCTAGTTGTGTTTTGTTGCCCGAGAAACCCTGTCCCACGATCTGACCAGCACGCCCTCGCATTGCACACATAAGGACGTTAGGATATTCGAGATCGTAGTTGAGAGTTGCAGCAATACTATCACCGATGTCATTTACTTCTACCAGAACGTATGGGTTATTGTATTCTTTACAGACCTGAAAGATTACTGAGGGAAACAGTACAGGTTTAATCTCATTATTTCTGTACTTTGCAACGATCTTATACGGCATCGTGGTGATATCAAACACGAGGAAAGCACTATAGTCGCCACCGATACCTCTGGCAACGTCCACAGTAACAATGTATTCGTGATCTTTTTGCACTCTCTCATACACGTCAAGTCCTGCATTGCTAGCGATGGGGTCTGCGAATGGAATAGCTTGTAATTTTGCTGGACTGATTAGAGTATCAGCAGATCCAAGAAAGTCGCATTCAAACTCCTGTGCGAACTGTCTTGGAGAAGTGTTCTTGATTGTTTCTTCTTTCCACTTAGCGTCCCTCCCAGGAACTTGTGACCAGTGGACTTCGTTTGTTACATAACCATTCTTACCTCGTCTAGCATCCTCCCACATCTTGTAGAAGTGGTTCATACCATTCGGCGTTGAGATGATTATGACTTTTGTTGATTTACCAGAAGTAATAGTAGGATAAACAGAGGCAAAGAATTGCTCCGCAACATGGTTCGGAACGAAAGCGAATTCGTCGAGAAATAGGATATTGAACGACATGCCTCGGACAGCAGACGCAGATGTAGAAGCTGCCAATATCTTACTGCCATTTTCTAACTCCACATTACCTTTGTTCCAAACCAGAATACCATGCTGCATCCACTTAGGCAAGTTTTCGTAAGCAAGTTGTAATCTTCCTAGGAGTTCCCTGGCGGTAGATGCTTTGTTAGCAAGTATGCCGATGTTAACGCTATCATAAAAAATTGCGTAATATAATAGATAAGCAACCACCGTGGTAGACTTACCAGTTTGCCGTGGGAGTTTTGCGATGTTGAATCGGTTTTCATGGAAGTCACGCAGAATACCTTTTTGAAAATCATACATCTCAAAAGGAACAAGACCTTCATCCAGAGAGATGATTTTGATATAATTCATCGCAAAGTAGATTGGATCATTCTTACACTTGATCCATTCGTCAATCTGCTTTTTTGTAAATTGAATTGGGGTTCCCGCCTTCTTCAGGTTCGGGTTCCCCAAATAAACATCATTACTAGTTGCCACAACAATCAGATCACTACTGACTATTTATCGGAAGGATGATCTTGCTCTAGTTCTGTAAGTCGTTTTTCCCAAGTGACGCCACCATCCATACCTACACATGGATTGATACAAGTATCATCACCTAACTTATTACAAACAAGTCCAGCAAGGTCAAGTTCGTTGCCTTTCTTACCTGTGCCAGACCAATAGTGCTGTCCGTTGATCCACAACGCACCACACTTCGGGCATTCCTTTCTTTCCAGAGAAAGATCGGACAGCTCTTTATCGCTCATTGTTGTACTCCTTGAGGAACTTTTCAAAGTTGTTGGTGTCCTTAACAAGTTGCCTCT